CGCTCTAAAATATTTCAGCCCCGATCATCTCCAATTTCTGACTATCGAGGACGGACGGGTCAGCGTCGGCGGGTATGTTTTCGAAATCGACTACGACAAGCGGGCGCTCTTCGTTCACAAATTCCCGCCCGACGCATGGCTGATTTCCCAGCAATCCGGCATGGACCGCGACAGCTTCACATGGGAGGCGGTCGCCAAGATCAAGACGGCGGTTCTCTATACCCCGGAGGAAGTGCTGAGCCGCGCCCGATCCGGTGAGCTATATGACGAGGACTACTACATGCGCCGGGGTGGGGGCGGTCCCTATGTCGGCTATCCGCACAGCGTCAACGGCGACGCCCTCACCTCGGAATTCTCCACTCTCGCCAACGAGCTCGCTGCTCGCTTTCCCGGCCGGAAGATACTCGATCTAGGCTGCGGCCCCGGCGTGCTGGTCCGCGAGATGCAGGCCCACGGGCTCGACGCGCACGGCATCGATGTCTCCGATTGGTGCGTCGATCATGCTGTAGCCCCGAACATCTCGCGCGGGTCGCTCCTCGACATGCCCTTCCCCGACAACAGCTTCGATATCCAGCTCAGCCAGGATGTCATGGAGCACATCCACCCCGACGATCTCCCGCTTGCCATCCGCGAGCAAATCCGCGTTGCGAAGCGGGGAGGTCTGATCTTCCACTTCATCCCGTTTTACGAGGAGTACAAGGAACCAGTCTCACGCGATGCCCACCTGACAAACGCCTGTCGCGAGTGGTGGATCGCTCTGTTCCGGGGCATTCCATCCCTTAAGATCGAACGGCTCCCCGACGACCGCGCGCAAGATCGGCTCGGCCGCTATTTCATGTTCAGGGTTTGAGGGCCGTATCCAGGCCCTTGACGTAATCGGCCCAATATTTAGCGAGGTCGGCAGCCTGTTTCTGCATCGCCGCAATCTGCGCCACACTCTTGACCTGCGCCTCGACCGCCGCGTCGCTGGCTTGCTCCCGCTGCTGGCGTAAAGCGACAGCAACAGCCTTCCAATCCGGCTGACCCGGCAGAGCTTGAGCGAATACGGGCGACGCCGCGAGGCAGAGAGCGATCGTGAGAACCCGGCGCATCAGTGCCCCGCATCGCGTAGGAATATCGCGTTCTGCCGAACCCAGGCCGGACTTACGGCGTCAAGATCAGCCCCGTTGAGCGCCCCGCCAATGCCGCAGGCCGTGTCGTTGTAGCGCTTGATGATGTCCCCGGCCGAGTTGGGCGCATCGTAGCGGTGCGCCATCCGTGCCGAGATGTAGGTGTTGCACGCCTTGCTGATTACATAGTGCGGGATCATCGCCTCTTTCTGCGCTTCAGTCAGGTTGTCCGCGTGCGCGGTCGCCACAAAACTCAGCGCAAGTAGGAAAATCAGAATCTTCACAGACATCCCCCCGGTGTCGTTTTGATGAAGAAAAGTCCACTGGCTGTTACACAGACAGTTCCGACCGCTGTCCCCGTTGAGCCAATATTTGGGATCGCGAGGTTCGACAGCGTGATGATTCCGCCGCTGTCGATGATACTGGCATCGAACGATCCGCTGTGCTCGAATACGATACCGGCGTTGAGGCCCGCCCCGCTGCCCGCACTCCGATCAATAAGGATGGTGCCCGCTTTGTATGGAATGCCCCGCGTGTCCAAGAACGAATCTGGCGTGCTCCCGGCTCCGGTAGCGGCGAGGAATGCCCCGGTAATATCGCCGAGAAGAATGCCGTTTTCCCACGCGCCGCTGGTGCCGCCGATCAGTATCGCTTCGCCGGGGTTCGCATTTGCGGCAAACACATTTTCGATAAGGCCGATAGCTGCTGTTACAGTCGTCCCGGTGCCGAGATTAAGATCGTTTTCCTGCACCGTCGCCGTTACATTGGTCTTGCCCGCATCTACAATGACGCCAGGATTGATGCCGTCGCTCTGCCCCCCGTTTACAGTGTGGTGCGTAAAAACCGACATCCCATCGACGGCATTCCTCGACCCGTCATTGACGGCCAGCAGAGCAACAAGCGAGTTGGGGTTGGCCAGCGGGACTTCGTAGAACCAAAGAAGGTCACCGACCTGGACATTTGCCGCGAGATTGGTATTGAGCGTGGCTGACACGCCCGAACTGATAGATGAAATCGTTGCGGTAGCCGCTATCGCGCTCGGGTGGGTACAGTCGATCACCTGCCCGCCCGTGACGACCAGGGCCGGCGTCGAGGGGAGGCTGAGAACGGCCTGTCCGCTGTTGCTCTGGTTTGTGACCGTGACCGTCCAGCTCGGCGCATCGTTTGGATATGCACAAGTCGTCCCGCCACCGAAATGGGCCGAATAGGCGAAGTAGTTGTTGACGTTCCCGGTATAGATGCCAGACGATTTCGTGCCGGCGCTCGACCTGAACATGAGCGATTGCACATCGCCCGGCGTCTGTTCGCCCAGCCATACCGACCACGCCGAGGTTCCCGTGAGCGTTCCGGGCAAAAGGTCCGCCTGCCCCGACATGACGCCGATCGAGGTAAACAATCCCGTATTCGGAGTCGTCGCTCCGATCGGAGGGGGCGAGGCTAAAACCGTCGTCAACTGCGTGGCGGTGATAGCGGTCAAAATCTGATCTACCGTCCAGAACGGGTTCGTCGGCGGATCGCTATCTGTCGAAGGGGATAGAACAAATTTGTATGATAGCGATGGATCGAGCCAAACATTCGCCTCGCCGCGAGCGTTGAGGATGACCGGGTTCGTGTTCGGTGTGCCGCCGGACGAGTCGGTGTACGTGTTCTGCTTGGTGGTCGTGCCGGCCTGGTATGTGAACAGCTTACACCCGACGCAAAGGACGCCGTTGTTGTCCACAAAATGCTGCACCGGCAGCGGAGACAGGTTATCCGCCGCGTTCGCGTGTCCAACACACAGCATCGCCGCCGCAAACGCGGCAACCCACAAACGCATTCTCGTTTTCCTTTACGCCGTCAGATCAGCCAGATAGCCGTGCTTTTGCAGCACCGGCAGACACTTTTGGACCTTCTCGCCAATATCCGTTCGGTAAAGTCGGTCAGGAAACTTGACCTGTTTCACCGCGCGATATGCCTTATCGCGAGCGGCCTCGATGGTCTTCCCGAGCCCCGTACAGACCAGCACATATTCGCCCGTCGTCTGGTAGATCGGGCCTTCGGTGATCTTCCCGCCGTCCATGAGCGGGCCTTTGCCCTTCATCACGGAGCAGAGGTGAACCGCATCACCCGCTTCATCCACACCCGAAATCGGGTTGCCCTCCACCATCTCGGGAGGCGAGGCATTGTAGGGATAGCGGGGCTGGGCCATCACCACCCCAATCGCAGCGTCATACGAGACCCGGAGGCTGTCCTTTCCCTGGAGGAGGTCTTTCATCCACTTCGCCGGGTCGCCCTTGTGCGAGGCGATCTGGATAAACCACGCCGGGTAACCGCAGCGGGCCGTCACCTCAAGAAACCACGCTTTGCCTTTGGTATCGACGATCGCCCCGACCGAGAAATCCCCCCGATGCCCAAGCGTGCGGAGGATCGGTTCCAGAGGCTTCAGCATCTCGTCGGCGAGTTTGTCGTCCTCGACGTACTGGCAAACGGTCCCTTGCTCGCCCGTGGCGGGGCCGATCTCGCCGTTCATCAGCTTTTTGTGCTCGACGCAAACCTGCCATTTGTCCGGGAGAAAGCCTTCCGGTCCCATCCATCCCGACACGCCGAGTTCGCTCAGCACCTCGACCTTTGCCTGTAGGAGACATTGCTTCATCGATTTGCCGGCGGCGATCTGCCGGCGGAGCCACCCGACCATATCGGCGGGATCGGAGGCCACATAGGTAAGAGCCTTGTTCTCCTCATCCCCGCCGGGTTTGAACACCCATGCCTGACCAGACTTGCGCGCAAACGCTTCGGTCTCTTCAAGGCTGGTGAAGACGTGATATTCGGGGATCGCGAGACCCGCAGCCTCGGCGGTTTTCATCCCGTGCATCCGGTCGATTTCGATCCGCGCGCTTTGAAATGTTGGGGCGAAAATCGGGTAGCCGAACTCCCGCCAACGGTCCAATTCGCGGGTAAAGACGAAATTGCCGGTCAGGACGATCAGCCCATCCCTGGCCCACTCCATATGCGGGCGCCAGTCGTCGACGAGGGCGATTTCCTTGAAGCCCTCGCCGTACCGCTCCGGGCGCTTCGGGCAATGCCGGTACAGCCTGACCGAATGGCCGGCATGGGCGCAGCGCAGCGCAAAGTCGAGCCCGAGTTGCTCGATATCGATCAGTAATATATTCACTGCGCTTGCTTCTTGAATTTGCGGCACCAGAAATCGGGCCGGATATCGCCCTCGACGATCTCGCACGACCGCGGCGGCTCGAAATGCTCGCACAGGAAGCAGCGCCGGGTTTTCATGCCCCGGCTGTAGTCGACCTCTTCCTTGGTGAGTTTCTCGGCCACTAGCGGATTTCCCCGTACCCGTCGAGCCCCAGGAAATTCGCCAACAGGTGCTCGCAAAGCATCGCCTGACGGTGTTCCTTGCGGTACGGGCACTCGGGAAGATCGCCCGGCTCCCGGTCGGGAGGCAGATAGCTCTGCGCCTGAAGGTCGAACGCATCGACGCGCTTCTGGCTGACGCCGTGCGCCTCGCACAATTTAGCCTCGACAAGCTCGTGGAAGGCGAACAGAAAGACTTCGGGATCGTCCAGGGTCTCGCCGATCACGCGGATGACAAGATCGCCTTCAGGGTTAACAAACCAATCCCCGCCGCTCGCCTCTTGATTGTAGGGAGCGCGCATAGCAAATTGGGAGACGGCCTCGATGAGGATGCGTTTCATGTTTCCCTTTGTCCGCGTCGCAGCGGTTGCGGCGCTGCTGGCTCCGGGTACGTCCTATGCGGGTTGCATCGGAATGTGCGCCCAGGGCGCTCTCTACTGCACCGAAACCTGCGATAGTGACGAAGCGCCCGTTTATCGCTCGACTAGCTCGGCTCCGGGCTATTCACCGATCCAGACGACGGTTCAGCCGCATTACACGGTGCAGGCGCCCGTCATGCCGACAATGTCGGGGGGCCAAGGCCAACTTGTTCCGTGGTGGAGCCAGCTTCCCCGGTAATGGATCAAAACCACATGTGGGCGGCGGCCCTGTCCGGCTTTCTTGCCGTCCTATTGAACCGGTGGAGAGCCAGGCGGGTTAAACGCCGCGGCGGCCCCGCCGCCGATATACGGAACCACCTGGCGTATCGGCTGGGACAATGCGTTGCGTACCTTTGGCAGCGACATCGCCCAGTGGCGTAGCGCGCTCATCCCGACCGATGTATAGGGGGCCGATGCAGCCAGCCCCGCCGCCAGAGCCGTGGGCTCAAACGC